AACGTAGGTTAGTGACTCTGAAACTGAATCACTTTGCATAAAATCTTTTTGATTTTTTAATGTCTTCTAGAAGGTGGTTAATGTACCACTTATGTACACCTATTCTATCACACAATTCTGATGGGTTCATAAACTGTTGATCTTCACCTTTAATGTACCTTACAAATATTTCCCAAGCAAGAAGCCTATCCACTTGCTCTTCTATAAAATCTGGGTCAAGGACTAACTCACGCAACGTATCTATAACTCCGTCCTCGGACATCTTCTATCATCTCGATTGTTATTGTCTTCCCCTTCATTTTCCCTTTGTGTTTCCTGGCAATAACAACTGGAACCTTCATCTTGATTTCATCTATGTACGCGAACACATAGCTTGGGTTAGGAGCATCTGCTAGTACTTTGCCTTTGTAATGCTTAGGAACAATCTCCTCGACGTACATACAGTCAATTAGGATTTTTTGACCTTCCTCGTCTACCCAAGTATTCTTTCCTCTGCCAGTAAGCATATCGGCAGATAGCTTGCTCTTGGCTAGTTCAAAGAACGAATCGAAGTCTTGGGCGAACTGAGCTGCTAGTTTAGTTAATTTTACTTTAGCCATAATTAATATCCTGATCCTACTTTGGTTGTCATCATGCTCCTAGAAAGCACATGATCTGGACCATCTCCACCATTCGCCATTCGCAAATACCGAATAATGTCAAAGAAGTCCTTCAGTGGCTCATCTGCCTTACCAGAAGCGTTATAGTTAATTAGAGAGTCTATTAGGTTTCCGCAGTCCTCGTGAATGTAGCACCTGGGGCGATTAGCGGAATCTATCGGTACATTCGGGTTGTAGCTAAACCACTCGTCTATAGCGCTAATGCCTATCTCCTCCATCCTTCCATCAGACGGAATAAAGGTCATGCCACAATCGTCGAACTCGGTAAACAAGTCATCGTTGTCAGAGTTCTCCTTAGCGAAGTAACGACTATCACCTATACGCTCAAATACCTCTATCCCAATATCTTCCTCTATTTCTTCAAACAGATCAACATATCCTTGTACGTTATACCCTATCTTCTTCGATGCAGGACCGTAACGCCACTTAGGATCTCCAAATATCGCCCATTCCCCGTAACAATTCCTATCAGGCCACTCTTTACGGATGTACACATCCCCCTTTTCATTTACTCCTGCCCATATCGCTACGTAATTTCTAGCACCTGCTGGGTCAACTACCTGATAACAAGTGTACCTGTGCTGGTCAGAAATGTCAGGGAAGGACATCCCGTATTTATTTGGCTCCTCATTCAGTACATTTACCTCAGTATTAAACAACGGCAGCAAAGAAGTCATGCTCTTTACAGGTATCCCGTAAGCACGAACTAGTATCTCTTCCTCTGGTCTGCCTCTAAGATCCTTAGCAATACGCTCGTAACCTCCAAAGGGGTTTTCGTCTGAGTGCAGATACACCACTGAAGCATCCCTAGATGGACTGTACTGCTTGATAGGAACTTCCCTATTTATTAGGATACCATGACGAGTTTGTAGCGTTTCTACATCCTTTAGGTACTCTGCCACGAAGGGAGTATAGCCATCAATCGGAGTAAAGCCTATGCCCATTTTAGCATCCCTAGTAGCTAGTCGGAACCTAAGGGTGTTTACCAATGAAGCATCCCCAAGGTACTCATCTAACCAAGCACCTATGTTCAAGCCCTTAGCATCAGGAAATCCGAACTCAAAACCTTCAAGAATAGTCTGGTTGTTGCTGAACTGGGTGTACGTCTTGAAGTCTACACGGGTACGGGTATCAGGGAAGATAAAGCTCTTAGCCGTGAACCCGTTCTGCATACTGTAATTAATGTACCCTTCGATGCTCTTAGTCTTCTTCTTGAACTCTTTAGGCATCATCTCCCAGATAGCTGCTTGCTGCACCTTAATGGAAGTATCCTCGTTCTGACTAAAGCATACTAAGTGACCATCATTGCTTTCAGTCACTGCCTCCATGACAATCTTAGCAAAGCCTGTAGTCTTGCCTGATCTGTTACCGCCAAGGACTAAACACTCGTTGTACTCTTGCAGTCCTTCCTTTATGCGCTCCCATCCAGGCAAATTAAAGCCATGACGAATAGGATCGTCCTCAGATGCCTTAATCCTGCTTTCATGGGCCTTGTGTAGCTCTTTAAGCAGGTTAAGGTCGTTCTCGTACAGCCAGACAATTTCCTCTGCTGTAGGAGGAACAAGTAAAGGATGTTCAGTAAATTTAATTGTCCAACCAGTCTATTCTTTCTAGCTCCTGTAAGGACTTCTTAGCAACTAAGGCCAATAAGACAGCTAAGTTTTCCTGGAAGTGTTTTTCTTCCATTTTGTTAAAAATATCGTACTCGAAACCACTTTCCGTAACAGTAGCTACTAAAACAGTCTGCCAATCTGGAGTAATGGTATCTAAGGATTTATGAACTAAATCAAAGTTTTTATTCATTAAAGGACTCTTCTTATATCGTGCTTAATTGGGTCTGCCTTAAAAGGCGTTTTTTCTATATCTTTATTTCTAAATCTACTCTCGTACTTCTTGATGTCCTTATAAAAAGGCTCCTTAGGGCGAAATACCTTATTGTACCCATCGTAAAACTTTTCCCAGTCAGTAGTCCTGTTTCTGTCGCCTTTACCGTTCATCTTCTAAATCTATTACCTGAGCTTCTTTCATCTTGTTCTTAGCCTTCTCCATTAGCTCCCTGTAATCCTCGTCAGTGTAAACCTTCTCCTCCCTGTTAATACTCGTAGCTTCACCCCTAGCTAATAAAGCCTCCCTAGCGGAGTTAGCCTTAGCTATACTAATATCTTTAATGTCCTTAAACGTAGGCTTAAGCTCCCCTGACTCCATGCTAGATCGTACCTCCTGCACCATATCTTCCTCCAGTGAACTAATATTCAGGTAAGAGTACGAAGCTAACTGACCACCAAGCTCTCTCCACTTACCTAAATGATCCGCATAAGTAGCCAGTACCCTAACAATAGTATCCCTCTTGAACCCGTACTTGCGCACTAACTGAGTCTGAGTCTTGCCACTAGCACTCAGAAACAGTATCTTAGCAGCCTTCTCAGGATCGTACTTCTCTAAAGCCTTAACGCCATCAAGGTCAGAACTCTTTACGAATTCCTTAATCTTGAGATCTATATCAGAAAGCAACTCTTCCTTGATTAACCTCTGTGTTTGATCTGGATGATCTTCTTGCACGTACTCTTATCGCAAATAATTTGCGTAAAGTCAAGTCAAAAACCCTTGAGATGCATAATTTTTAAAGGGGTGGTTTATGTATATATACTAACAGCTACGTGTGCGCATGAACCCCCTCCCCCCTTATTGCAAGTAAGTTGCATTAAATTTTATGCAAGTTGCTTTCATTATCGAGTAAGGATTGTTTTTTTCCTTTGGAGATGAATCTCAGAAGCATTTCAGAAGCATCTCAGAAGTATTTCCAAAGGGTTTTAATGGTACCTTTTCCAATCCCCTTTGCTTGAATCCTCTTTGCTCTTTGAACTCGTTTCACTCGTATTTTATCAAGTATATTGATAGTTGAAAAGCGAAAAACCGAAAATAACTGAAAAAAGATTTCCTTTGTAAGTCTTTGATTTCCAGTATTTTTCCAGCTTATCGCAAGTTACTTGCAAAGATAATTCTTTACCTTTTCCGCTATTTCCTCCAATTTTTGGAGTATGTTTAATTATTCTGAATTAATACCAAATACAATAACAGTTGACGCAAGGGATAGGTTCTTGCAAAGCAATAAGCTCGCAGCCGTTGCGCATGAGGCATTCTTGGAATACGTGAACGACTTCGTTACAATTGCGGGATTCGCTGAGTATTACCATCTGCCGAATTCTTATGCACGGGCATTAATCAATTACGGTAGAAAACTGCATTATTGCGAGGTTGAGGCTTTCCCTCATCACTAACAACTAAATAAAAGGAGAAAATCACCATGAAAAAAACCATCACAAAAACAGACGACAAAAACATCCGCTTGAATCTCAACCATTGGTTTAGAGTTTCAAGCTTAGAGAATCGCCATGATGGCGCGAATTGGTACGCAGATGCTCGCAAGTTCACCATTGAAACTGCCGAAAAATTCGGCGTGGATCGGTATAAAGTTGCGGCAGTTGTAAGCGCTCTTTCTCCGAATAATAAATGGGAGAGAAACAAAATTGACGCCATAGCAGTGATAAACGCATGGCAAGCGGGTTTAGATGCGGATAGCGTGAAAGTCTGCGCTTACGGCGCGAATAAGCGCAAAGCGTTTCGAATTCTCGATGGCGAATTGATTGCGGAAAGTTCACCAAAAACGCACTCATTCGCCATGAATATCGCGCACCTATCAAGTGAACACATCACCATCGACAAGTGGCACATTCGCGCTTGCCTATGCTCTCCTGAACAGGGAATCATTGATACTGTGGAAAGTGTTACGGCTAAACAGTATCGACGGATTGAGAGAATCACGGCAGAAATTGCGCGCGATCATGGGTATAAGGGGTTTGAGTTTCAAGCCATCCTATGGGTAACGATAAAGGAAAGCTGGGGTCGGTAATCATGGAGGCTGAAACGATACGATTTATTGCGGGAATAATTGTTCTTGCATCGATGCTAATAATCAAAATAAACGAAAGGAAATCATCATGAAATCACTACTGAAACAGACACAGAAAGACGTTGCCAAGCACTACGCGCGGAAGATAAACCTTGCGGGGCTGGCAGAACTAGAGGCAATCGAAAAGAAAATTGAACGACACTATAACAACGGTACGCTAAGCGCGGAGGATTTCGGCAAGCTATCCGTCCGAACAATGGAGGAGATTTGCAGATTTGACTGCATTAAATAAAGATGAAAGTAGCAATACTATGCGAAACAAGCGGGACGATCCGCGAATAATGGGGGGAATTGGATAATGATTGATTGGATAGTTTCAAACTTAAGTAAACTATAGTAAACTTGATATAAAATTACACTTAACCATTAAAAGAAAGACTAAAAAAAAATGAATAAACTAGAAAAAATAACTGAATTCTTGACAGGGATTTGCATAGCCGTATCACTGCTTGCAATAGCGTACTCTCTATTCACTAACCTAATCGTAAAATGAAATACACAACAAAGACACTGACAGAAGCGCGAGCTTTTATCAATGATGTTCGGAAGGACATTAAAAACGGATTCCTAGAATCGGCGGATATGCAACTGGACTATATCAATAAGTTACTAGGCCATTGCATCAGGGAGGAATTGGATCTCGATGCACAAGAGATCTACTACAAAGGACGGATGCAGGGTATAGACGATCTTGATCGTCGCCGAGATTCTGTGTTCAGTAACGCACCAAGCCAGCTCGAAGCTGGAGAATGTAACTTAACAACCTAACACAGGAGGTAAAGTAAGATGAAACCAGATAATTGCATAGAGATTATACACGACGATTGTCGATTTGATGTGGATTATAGTGATAGCGAGATCCAAGGCGTTTGGATAGGCACTAGAGAGATCCTTCGGTTCTAAGACTCGAAGGAGATTGACGAGCTGGAGAAAGCTACCAAGGCTCTCATAAAGTCGCATCACGAACCCCAAGAACTACCCGACTACATATGCAGCTAGACAAGAACAAGTACGGCATAATTTGCGGAGACGCACAGCTATACAGGTACGATCACTGGCAGAAAGTCGAAAAGCCAAGGATCGAGGA